CTCTTCGGTGAGCTTTTCGAGCGCTTTCTCGTCCTTGTCGCCGTACTGTGCGATGTCGAAATCGTTGTCGTCGCTGTCTGTGAACCGGTTCGTCTCGAAGTCCATATCCGACGCGAGCGCCGCCTCGACGGCGTCGTGGGCCGCCATCAGCGTCTCTCGGTTTGCTTCCGAGAGCGTGCGGCCCTCTTTGGCGAGCGTCAGTGCCTTTGCGGTCGTGATCGGGTCGGCGTCGACCAGCTCGATGCTGTCGGTGTCGTCGCCGTCGCCGTCGCCGTCGTCACCTCCGAAAAGTAGGCCCTTGAGCCGCTTGCCGAGCGTGGCGTCATCGACGTCGTCAAGAGGCGGGGCGTCGGGGTCGTCAGTGTCGTTGGTCATGTCATGGTTGTGTGCCTTGTCGGTCGGCGACTGCAGGTGCCCCCACAGCCGTCGGGCATCCTCCTCGGAGTGCCCCCGCGGTTCCATCATCTCGACAAACGACTCCTCGTCACCGGCCCGCTCGACGAGGTTCTTTGTGAGAGACTTCTCCGCGTGGTCGGCGTTCGGGACCGCCGGGATGTCGACGTCGGAGATCTCGGCCGTGTAGCCGTTGAGGATCTCCGAAGCCCCGCCGGATTCGACCTCGGCCGGGAAGGTCACCCCATCGCCGAGTTCATCGGCCGACCGTTCGACTTCCTCGCTGACTTCGCCGCCGATCGAGAAGCCAGTGAGCACGCCGTCATCGACGAGCGCCCACAGCTCATCATCGTGGTACTTTCGCGTGATGACCCACGAGCCGGCGGCGTACTCCTTGCCGCCAATGGTCTCGGGCTCGTCGATGATCTCGTTGCGGACCAGTTCCGCGTCATCATCGGCGAAGCGGTAGTGCATGACCCCGTCGTCGGGATCGGGTGCATACATCGCCTCGATGCCAGCGGGCTTGAGAAAGTCGCGCTGTCGGTCGACCTCGTTGGGGACGAGAGCCGCGCCCGTCGCGGTCCGCTCGTCCTCGTCGGTCGCTTTGATGGCGACGGTTTTCTGGAAGCGCCGCGGCTCTGTCTGTGTCATTGTCTCGTTGAGAACGCCGGGATATGGACCTCTGGCAGCGCCCCCGGCGGGGATGCCGTCATCGGTGGTTGCGTCAGATCGCGGCCGTCACGCGACCGCCGTTCTGGATCGTTTCGAGTTGGCTCTCGGTGAGTTGATCGGCGAACACTGCCGCCGTCGCACAGCGACAGTTGGCGATCTCGCTGACCGGCGCGAGTGGGTCACCAGGGTGATCGAGGTAGACGCCGCCGACTTCGAAGGACGTTCCCACGGCGACGACCTGTTGGTGGGCTTGCGCGTGCGAGTCGCGCTCCCGCCCATCGATCGACGTCAGCCACTGTTCGCCGACGACGCTGTCGGCGTCTTCGTGCGCCGAGTGTGCGCCAGCGTTCGACGTTGAGATCGTCCCCGTGCGGGCCGCGCGCTCGGCGACGTAGCCTTCGAGGCGGCCGTCGTATAGCTCATCGTTGAGCTTGTCGGCGATGTCGGGGATCGACAGCCCGTCTTTGTGCGCCCCGCGGAGCCACCGCGCCGAGTCTTCGGTGATCGTCTCCAGGGTACTCCCGGCGGCGACGTCAACCCACTCGTCGAGGATGTCGAGCGTCCGGTCGGGGACAACGTCGAACGCCACGTCGATCTCCTCCTGGCGGACGGCCAGCTCACGCCCGGCGAGGATACCGTCCTCACCGTTCTCCCGGAACACCACTTCGAAGTCGTTGGTGTAGTCGCCCGCTCGCTGTTGGATCTCGCCGCGGAGCGATTCGAGCGATTCGAGGTCTTCCTCACTGGCCTCGTCGAGGAACGCTTCGATGTCGTTCTCGACCGGCTGGACGGCGTCGATGTAGTCGTCGAGGAACGTCTGAAAAACACGCTCCTCCTCCGGCGAGAACTCGACTTTCGAGAGCACTCGGCGTTTTGTGAGTTGCCGACCGCCGCACGCCTCGCACATGGTCAGTCCCCCGACGCCCCGCGTTTGATCCGCTCGTCGGCCTTCTCTTCGCGCGCCGACTGTTCGACTTGGGTGACTGCCTCGTCAAGGGCCGCCCCCGGCGTCTGTTGCGTTGATACCTCGGAGACGAGCCGCTCGCCGATCTCGTCATCGCGGGGTTCGAGGCCGAACAGTTCGAGCGCTTGGTTGACCGTCAGCACCTCTTTGACCGAGTCGGCGGTCATCTTCCCGATCTCGGCCCGCTCGCGTTCGTTGCGCGCGCCCTTGGTGACGAAGTCGACCGTCCAGTCGTGGACGTCCAGGATCTGCTGGTGGATGACGCGATAGAGGCGCTCGGCGTAGCGCTCTTGCTCCGGTGCGATTGTCTCTTCAGTGAACTCTCGGATCGCCTCCTCGGTGTTGGCGTTCGTCGCGTCGTGGTTCCCGAGGATCTGCAGGGGGACGTGGTGGACCTTGGCGATGTCCTTCTCGTTCATCTCCCGGTAGTTGGCGAAGCTCATGTCTTCGTCGCCGTAGTGAGCCGCCGGCTCGACGCGGATCTTGACGTTCTGGTCTTCGACGCCGATCCCCTTGTCGACGAGGTCGTCGGCCTCCAGGATCAACGCCCCCGGACCATCGCCGTCGCGGAGCCCCTCGATATGCTCCCGAACCTCTTTGCGGGACTCTTCGGAGAGTTCGCCGCCCTCGACGATGATGAGGTAGTCCATGACGAGGTTGTTTTCGAGACGCTCGCGGTTGAACCGCCGCGCCTCCTGGTCGGCGACCATCGTCTGAATCTCGCTGATCCATGTCGGCAGGCCGTAGTACAGCGTGTTCGGGTGCGGGTTCGGGATGAACAGCAGCTCGTTGGCTGGCTTCGCACCCTCGTTTCGCATCGTCTCGATGTCGTTGTAGACCTCGCCCGTCTCCCGGTCGACATACCGCGGGTCGGGGTTATCGTTGAGGTCCGTGTTCTGCCGATCGCCCGCCTCGGCGAAGTAGCGCGTCTGCCCGTTGCGCTTTTGAACGTATCCGTGGCCCGCGATCTGTTCGTCGATGAACCCATCGCCATCCCGTTGCTTTTTGACGCGGACGGTCTTGGCAGGGAGGTAGCTCATCCCCGCAGGTTCGTCATCGAACTCGGCGTAGATGATTTCGAGGGCCGCCCACCCGATACCGTGGTAGTCTTGGCGGGCCTTCTCGTGCATCTCGGTCGGCGTGCCGCGAGCCGTCCCCTTCGGCCCGAGTTTCCAGAGCGTCTCCCGCGACCGCCAGAAGTTCTCAGCGCGATCGCGTTCGTCTTCGCTGGCGTCTTCCGGATCGACGTTTTCGTGCGGCACGATCTCGAAGCCGTAGCCGACCTCGCGCTTCGACTTTTTCTCAACACACACCGCGTGCGTGCCGTTGAGTTCCTGGAGCCCGGCGAGTTGGTGGGTCGGGTAGGGCGTTGCGATGCCCTGCCCGACAGTGATGCCGATCGAGCGCTCGTCGAGTTGGTCAGACGACGCCGACCCGGCGGCCTTCTGCATCCCGACCAGCGATGACTTGACCGTGCTGGTGTCGTCGTCACTCATCGTCTTCGTCCTCCTCGTCATCGGCGATCTTGTCGACCGTCTCTTCGTCTTCGACGATCGCTGTCTTGTCTCGTGTCATGGTTAGTTGATGAGCTCCGAACCGCCACCGCTCGAACCACTCTGCCGGTCGCCCGAGTAGCGTTGGTAATGCGTAAAGAGCGCGTACCGAAGCGAGTCAAGGGCGTGGTCGGTTGCCGCCGACTTCCCGACTTGGTCCTCCTTGTACGAGGCGAACTCTTGGATGAGATCGCTGCACCGATCGGCGATGAGCACGCCAGGGCGGCCGTCTTCATCAACGGCAAGACGGTCGCGGACGTGGTCGATGCCGCCGTCGAGGCTCTTTTCGGCCTTGACGGCAGGCCAGCCCGCAGCCTTGAACTGTCGGATGTGCGCGGGTTCGTGTTCCGCGTAGACGATCCCCTTTGGCCGCCCTTTGATCCACGCCTCCCGACCGTCGAGGATGCCGTCGGGATCGACCACTTCGGCGAGCCGCGACTCGGATTCGTAAAACGAGTCCCAGACAACGAACTGGTCGGTGTGGGTCTTTCGAATATCGAGCAGCACGCGCGGGTCGTCCCACCCCGCGTCGTAGCCGTAGATCGCCCAGTCCTCGACGAGGCGATCGGCGAGTCCGTCGGTCGGGGTGACGTGTAGGTTCCGTGAAAAGTCGGCGTAGACGAGCCCCGTCGCCGCACTAAAGCCGCCATGCAGCGCTTGGGCCTCGCGTTCGGAGCCCTCGAACTGGGCCCGCATCTTCTCTTTCTCATTTAAAAACGGGTTGTTGAGCGACGACCCGACGACGATCTTCAAGCGGTCGCTCCACCGTAGGGCTTCGTCATCTTCGTCGACTTGCCGCTCGGTGATGTCGTAAAACTGGTTGAACCCGTTGCCGGTCGAGGTCCACAGCGTGACGTTCGGGCCCGCCTCTGTCCGCTGACGGGTGACGAGCATCTCGTGGAGATCGTAGAGGTCTGTCGTCCCGTAGTGGGCGACCTCATCCATCCAGATCGCGTTGAACTCCGAGCCGGCGAAGCGCGACCAGACGTCGGCCCCGCCGAGCTGGACGACCGCGCCGTTGATGAGCGTCAGGCGGTGTTTGGTGCCGTGATACCCAGCGACGATCGGCGAGTTCTCAGGGTCGCCGGCGGAGTCGTTCGGGACTGTGTTCTCGCCCGGGAGGCGCTCGAAAAAGCCTTTGTAGGTGGCCGGGCCGCCTTTCTGACGGTCGGGCGCGAGCACGAGGTAGTGGCCGTCTGGGGTCTGGACGGCCTCGGTGAGGATCCAGTCCGACCCAAGGACGGTCTTGCCGCCACCGTAGCCGGTTCGGAAGACGACGACGTCGTAGTCGCCGGATTCGAGGGCGTCGAAGGTCCGCAGTTGGGCGTCCCAATAGTGACCACCGACCTCGACAGCGCCCTCACTCGTCTGGGTCGTAACGCTCACGGCGGACAGTCACCTCCATCGGGCCGCCTCCTTCGCCGGTGTGTTCCATGCTGCCCTCGACCTCGCGCTTCTCGGTCTTCTTGTAGTCGAACGAGGTGGCGAGGATGAACTTCGCCATCGAGGTGTCGAAGTCCTCATCGCGAAGGCCGCCGACGATGAGTTCGGTCTCGCCCCGCGAACGCGCCTGCGCGAAGCTGGCACGAAAATCGTCGTGCGCATCGAGGTATCGCTGGAGTGCGGTGCGTGAGACGCCGGCGGCACGAGCACACCCGCGCTTCGAGAGCCCGGTTTCGGCTGCCTCGATGAGTGTGTCGTGGTCGTCCTCGTCGAGCGCGAAGTCTTTGCCCTTGGTCGCCCCGTCGTCATCACCGAGGATCGCTTTCGCCGAGGACTCACCGAGCATGTGGACGTCGGCGAGTTCGTCGACGGTCGCACTCTCGACGGCGGCGACGGTTTCGTACCCGGCGTCGCGCAGCTGCTCCGCTATCGCGTCGCCGACGCCGTCGATATCGGTGAGGTCCTCAGTCATGGTGTCGAACAGATCAGACAGTCAGGGTCGTCGCACGTCTCGCGGTGGGACGTCTCCCCGTCGGCGACGTCCTGGATGCAGTCCATGCACTTGCCGCGGTACCAGCCGGCGGCGTTCTTGGTCTCGACCGGGTCGCCGCATCGGTCGCACTCTCCAGGCACGTCACTTGTCGTCCGTACTCTCGCCCTGCACTTCGTCGTAAGCCTGCAGCAACGCCGTGTAGTCGCTCAGTTCGAGCCCGTTGTAGCCGCCGAGAACGGCCAGCGCCAACGTTCCCAAGAGGGTCGGCTCCGCGCCTGACTGG